AAAGCTGGATGGATGCTGGACATGGTGAAATGAATCGACAGTTTAAGTACAAAGCAAAAGAAGTTCGTTATTGTGATCGGTTTGCTCCGAGTAGTAAAACTTGTCATGAATGCGGATGGTATAATCCTGATTTGAAGCTCTCTGATCGTGTTTTTGTTTGTAAAGGGTGCGGAAAAAGTCATGATCGTGATTTGAACGCATCGATAAATATTTTGCGGTGGGCTACACCGTTAAAGCCTGTGGAGAAGAAGGCTCTGACCTCTTTCGTTAAGAAAGTGGTGAAACCGTCCTCGGCGAAGCAGGAACTAACTGTTGGAAGTTTTTCCAACAATTAGAAAGCAGCAGTCAAAAATCAGCTAACTAATGGGTCAATAGTCCAATGCCAATTCAAGCTGTTAGTAGTATCCTGATACCCGCAAACGCTGTAACTGCGAAAGAAGTAGTTCCTTTGCAGCAGTTAGCTGCTGGAAATATAGTTACGTCAGACGAAACAAGATCGGTACAGGACTGGATTAATTATATTAATGGTCTATTCCAATCTAACGCTTACGTTGATACGCTTACTGGCAACGACGTTACTACAGATTTTTATGTAAATCACCTATTGGATAGTCAGAATATAGTTATTCAGGTTTACGCTAATCTACCTGGTCATAAAGAATTACTGATAATATCAACCAGTTTACTTAATGATACTACAGCCGTTATAAAGTTTGATACCCCTCCTGCGGTATCAGAATCATATACAGTAATTTGTTTACGGGCTGATTTACTAATTTCGGCTATCGGAGAAGGGCTAAGTAGTGGCAGTGGTGTCCTTGATATTTTGTTCAATGGCAATTCGATAGTAACTAATAATATTGGCGTATTAAATTTATCCGCGTCCAACATACCAGCTAATTCGGGTAGTACGGATATTCAAGCTGTGTTAGACGGTTTAAGTTCCAAAGTAACTGACGTGCTAGTGGATAGTTATACAACAGTCACAGATGGTATAGCTAGTATTACGTTACAACCGCTACTTGACGAAATCAATAGGGAATGGCGATATAATGCTATCTATGAGCAGGATAGTACGATAAGGTCTGCTCCGGTAGGTCAGGTAAGAAACCACAATTGGCATTTGGACATTGACGAGCCGTTAAATGCTAACCATCAATATAGTCGTTATTTGTTTGGTGATGCTGAAGCTGCGTTAAGAGATGTTATTGGTACCCCAAATCTAAGCGAAGCTGTAGGTCATCTTGTAATAAATCAAAAGCACGTCTATGTAGAATATCTGGCCGGAGGTCTGGTTAATACAGTTATCGATATAACCGATGCAAGTGGCAACGTGCTACAAAACGTCTTCAGGCCAGTCCCGTTAAGTAGCACATGGTTTTTTGGACAAGTACAATCAGTAAACGAATTTCCTACAGGCGATACCATCCGCAGTATAGTGGACATAAACGTTCCCACTCTGTACTTAATGACCGGCAGTAGTTTTGATTTGGAAACTAATCATAAGCAATTGGTGAGTGCTATTAATGAAGTAAATAGCAGGATAGGTGAAGTGGATATTTATGAAGCTGAAGATGAAACTGACGCGATTAACTGGTCGTTGAATAACTCTAATAAGATAGCCTTTGTCGCCAAATGACAGTAGCTTTAACCAATCTAATTTCTAATGGGTCAGCCGAAGTTAATGTAACTGGTTGGAACGGTTATTATACGTCGGGCGGTCAGCTAACTTTAAGCACTCAAGCACCTGTAAGATCGTCAAACGCTACACCAACACCTCCTCATGGTGAATATGGTTCATGGTGTTTCTCACATGCAGGACAGGCTCAAGGTGCATTTTTCTTAAATCCGTCTGCTGCTATAGCAACTGTTATCGGTCATAAGTATTATATTAGAAGTCGAGTAAGACTACGTTCTGCAAGTAATAATGAGATAACTTCTGTAGTCACTGTCGTTAATGCTAACTCTCCGACTGAAAACTTACCTTCCGGTCATGCAGCAACAGCACCACCACCATTTTCTGATGGCTTACAGGCAACAGATACAACACAGTGGGTTTTAATAGATAGTATATGGACGGCAGATAGAACTACATTAATTCCAAGATGGATAGGTCAAACCACGAGTGTGCAAGGGAACAATCGCAAAGGATTAATGTGCGATAATATAGTAATCCTTGATCTTACCGCGTCATTTGGAGCAGGATTAGAGCCACCTCTTGTAGCTATCAGAGGAGCGGTTAATACGTATGAAGGAGCGAATGGCGGGCATGGTTACTTTGACGGTACAGTAACCGTTACCATGCCGACAGCACCTATTATCTCAACTGCTAGTATTCCAACTGGTTTAACAAATCGTAGCTATTCAACCCAGATAGCTCTTCAGCAGGATACGGGGACAGCCCCCTTTACATTTAGTCTTTTTGGATTACCTGCTGGTCATGGTTTGTCAATTAGTAATACTGGAGAAATTACTGGCACGCTTACACTTGGCGAAGGGCAGTATAACTTAATTGTAACGGTAACAGATACGGTCGGTTTTGAAACAAGTAGAAATCTAAATTTCAACGTTGGTACTCCGCCACAGATTAATAACACGTATATCCCTGGTGCGATATACAATCAGCCGTATAGTTTTTCGGCTGATGTTACCGGATCATCTGACGATTTAGCGATAGTAATATCAGTTATTAGTGGTACGTTACCAACTGGACTATCAATAGTAGGTAGCAGTATTTCTGGAACGGCCACAGTAGATGGTCAGTCATGTACTATTAGAATTTACGCTAATAACATTTATGGTGAGGCGAGTGCCGATTTTGCGTTAGGTGTTTACTCTGCACCCCGAATTAATACAACCACCCCGTTAGCCAATGGTATATTGGGTAGTAGCTATTCTGTCCAGTTTACGGCGGCAGGTGTCACTCCTATGACATGGGAGGCATTAGACCCGTTACCAGACGGTCTGTCTTTTACGTTAGCAGGGTTATTAAGTGGTACTCCGAACGCTACTGGCGCATTTTCGTTTAATGTTCGGGCGACAAACGACCTCGGTTCTGATACCCGATTATACTATCTAACGATCAACCAGTTACCTGTTATAACAACAACTACGTTAGGTTATGCTCGATTAGGTTCAGCCTATTCTGCCCAGTTATTTGCGACGGGTACACAGCCGATCACATTTTCACAGACTGGTGGCTCGTTACCAACAGGATTACAGTTAAACGCTAACGGTAGTATTACTGGTACACCTCTGGCAACGGGTACGTTTACTTTTTATGTCATAGCAACTAATGCTGCGGGTAGTTCATCACCTATTTCATTACAGATTCAGGCAGGTAACGCTCTTGCTATTGTTACTACATCACCGTTACCCAATGGCACGGTAAGTACACCTTATTCTGGGATAACCTTTCAGGCTGCGGGTATTGACGGTAGCTATAGTACAACATGGTCATGGTCTGCACAGTCAGGTAGCTCATTTCCACCTGGTCTATCATTAAATGGGACAACAGGTGTTTTATCAGGTACACCATCAGCGTTAGGGACATTCAACGTTAATGTAACAGTTACAAATGGTGTTAGTAACTCTACGTCACCCTTCACAATTACTGTTGGTTCACCGCCTGTTATCACAAGTAATTTGGAATTAGGTGGCGGTATCTATAGACCATTTTCCATTACGCTACAGGCCACTGGTACGCAGCCGATCACATGGCGTATGGTAGGTGAGTCCAGTCCGGCTACTAATATAACAATTAATAGTCAGGGAATTTGTAGCTGGCTTATACCAGAAATAGGTAACTATACATTTATAGCCATAGCAACTAACGCATTTGGCGATTCAGCACCTGCCCAGTTTACACTTACGATTACTACTCCGTCTATCATAGATGTCTATTTACCTATGGGGATAGTAGATGAATTTTGGACATATACCTTTACAGCGAGTGGCGAACCGCCTTTTACATGGACAATGCCCAGTGGCTCGTTACCTAACGGGCTATCTTGGAATGCTGAAACGGCAACTATTAGCGGGATACCAACTACAACGGGTGTGTCTAATTTTAATATTCGGACAACTAACATAGGCGGTTATGCCGAAGAATCGTTCCAGATAGAAGTTGACCAGCGACCGTTGATATTAACTCAAGCATTGAACAGTGGCAATGTTTCTGCGGCTTATAGCCAGACACTTACGGCAAGTGGCACAACACCTATTACGTGGTCTATTTTACCACATACGGGTAGCGAAACGGGATTACCGGCAGGTTTATCTCTGGTAGGTGCGACTATTAGCGGTACACCATCGATACAAGGACTTTACAGCTTTACGGTACGAGCGTCTAATGTTACGGGTGTAAGTTACGTAGATGACAGGCAGTTTACTATCCAGATCAACGCTAGTAACGCTCCTGTAATTACAACAAACGCCATACAGAATGCCGTATTAGGCATACCATTTAGTCTGTCATTAGCAGCAACTAACAGTCCGACAGCATGGCATTGGGGCGTAGGGTTAGTACCCAGTGGCCAGCTACCTCCAGGCTTAGGGTTAGATGGGAATATCATAGCGGGTACTCCAACTACGGCAGGTACATATCGTTTTATGATCGAAGCTGGTAATAGCTACGGTTATGATGAACGAATTATTACGCTGATAGTTAGCGTAGTACCAACAATAACCAGTCTAACGTTACCTGACGGAACCGCCGGAGAATCATATTCTGCACAGTTGACGGCAACAGGCGACTTGCCTATTACATGGTCGGTTGTAGCTCCTGACCAGTTACCTGATGGGTTAGCACTTAATAGTACCAGTGGTATAATTAGTGGGACAACAATAGCTGGTGACTATCAGTTTAGGATGCGGGCAACAAACAGTTCGGGTTATGACACTGTCACGTTTAATATCAGTTTTTCCAACAGTCTGCGTACTTTTATTAATAGTAAAGAGATAGAACATCTGTTCATAAATGGTAAAGAGATAGCTAAAGCGTATCTTAACGGTCGTCTTTTCTATCAGTATAGTGTAAGGATAGTAGATTAAAAATATAGAAAATTCCCGTATTTTTTAGAAAATCTATTGACAGTTCTTTTCAGCAGGAATATATTTTCTATATTTTTGCGTACTGTTATTACATTGATAGTTAGCGTAGCACCTACTATTACGACTGTTTTGTTACCGAATGGTTCAGTCGGCGAGTTATATAGTGAGCCATTGACCGCGACAGGTGACAGTATGCAAAAATATAGAAAATATATTCCTGCTTTGTAAAGTAACTAAAAAGTTACTTTTACAGGCACAACTGGAAGTGCCTCTACCCCCTCTTTGGTAAACCAATTTGGGATTACTTTAATTAGGAAGCATTCTAACAGAAAATTGAAAGAATGCAATAGGCAAATAGTTGTTAACAAAAAATATTTGGTTAAATTTTCAAAATAGTGACTTGACAGTATGTTTGAATTATGTTATCTTAATGGTAGGTTAATCACCCCCAAAAACTCAATTAGGAGCTTTCCAAATCATGTCCGAATCAGAACTTCCCATCGTTGACCTTAACTCACCAGTATTATCTTTGGAACAGGCATTAGCTTTGGCCGATGCCGCTTATGAGTCTTATGACAGCATGTCATCTAGTAACCCGCAGGAAGTTGGCGGGTTTGTAACCGATATTATTGCAAATAATTTCGGTAGTATATTGCGAAAGTTCGCTCCGGTCTTTGTGACTAAAGATAGAGTTTCCGCAATCATGGATAGCTTGTTTGATAAAGCCTTAGCGTGGAGTACGTACACCAGTTCACGATTAGATACTTTAGCAATTAGAATGCTTAGAGATAGTTGTAATTTACATTTCAATGAAATATTTAGCATCCTCTGTGAGTATCTAGGTTGGGTTGCAGATATGAATGACGAAACGGGTAACACTTATGTCAAAGGCTGCATGAGTACCGATATTGAAGAAGCTGAAGTATTTAACCAGGTTGCTAATGTTACGGGTATTGATTTGAATACAGTAAAAATTTTCTTACCGGTGTTAATATATTGTCTTCGTTTCATCTTCATCTTTTAAACATTGTATGTTAGTAATTTTACAGAAGCTAAATATCTTCTGTAAAATTACTTTAGATTAAAAAAATAAGGCACTATCGTATGGTTAAAAGTAAAAATACGCCTCTATTAAATTTGATGGAAGAACGTATATACTCGGTTTATGAATTTATATTTCCTAATGGGAAACGTTATATCGGAATAACAAAACAAATACCTGAATATAGATGGGGGCATAATGGTTATAAATATAAAAGTCAAAAATTAATAGGACGAGCAATTTATAAATATGGTTGGGATAATATTGTAAAAAATGTAGTATTTAAACATTTAACTAAAATAGAGGCTTGTAATAAAGAAATAGAACTAATTGCTAAATATAATTCTACTAATATAAAATATGGTTACAATCTTTCTAGCGGTGGGATTTATGGCGAACATTCAAATACTAAACAAGTATATTTGTATGATATAAACACAGGAGTGTTTATAAAAAAATGGAAGACTGCTGATAAAGCATCTGATGAATTAAATATAAATCGAAGTATAATTGCTAGTTGTTGTAGAGGAAAATTAAATGTATTAAAAAATAAATATATATTTTTATATACCTATTATAAACAATTACCTATTGAACTACTTAAAAAACGATTAAGTGTAGGTAACAAAACTAAAAAAGTATATATGTATAATAAAGAAGGGCGTTTTTTAAGTTCTTTTGATTCTATAAATGAAGCTGCTAGACGTACAAAATTTGCATCTTTTAAGATAAGTAACAGTTGTAATGGTATTATAAAAGAAGTAAACGACTTAATATTTTTATTTGATTATTATTTACAACTGCCAGATGATATTCTTAAAGCTCGATTTAGACGTAAACCAAAGGGCATAAAAATATATAGATATACAAAAGATGGTACGTTTATCGATGAATGGGAATCCGCAAGTGAAGCGGCTAAATGTTTAAAGACTATAAAAGCGAATAATATATCTGCTTGTTGTAATAGAAAAGCTAAAACCGTAGGTAGTTTTATATTTTTAAAAGAAAAATATGCTAAATTACCAATAGCTATTTTAAAAGATAGAGTTCAACCAATAAATGCAGCAAAACGAAAAGCTATTATAGAATTAAATAGTGGGAAAGTATTTAATTCATTAACAGAAGCTGCTAATTTTTATGGACATACGACTACTGAAGTTTCTAAAGTGATTAGAAAAAATCTTTCACACATTAAAGGCAATAGGTTTGTACTATTAAAGGATTACGAAAAAAATCCAGAATACTATGACAATTTAGCCAAAGAAAAGGTTATTATTAAACCAAAGTCTAGTAAAATAATTGAAATAGAAAGCCGTAAGATTTTTAATACTGCGGCAGATGCTTCTAAGTTTTTTAATATAGCTTCTAGTAATATTAGACTTGTTTGTAAGGGTATTCAAGATCAAGTTAAAGGTCATAGATTTGTATATTTAGAAGAATATGAAAACAATTTAGATTATTATAAAAATTTAGCAAAAGAAAAAGTAACCAGAAGATATAATTCTCGAAAAATAATAGAATTAAAAAGTGGTAAAGAATTTAATTCAGTTAAAGAAGCGGCTAAATTTTTTAATATCAGTCGCTGTAGTATTATAGATAGATGTCGAGGAAGAGTAAAGTATGCAAAAGAACTTAAATTCATGTACTATGAGGACTATTTAGAAATGCAACATCAAAAGCAAAAAGAATCTTTAAACCAAATGGAAAACTTAGATACAACTGAAATCAACAATAAATATAAAGAATCAGTTAAAGCATTAAACGAGATAGATAATATTTTACATGATCTTAAAACTTTAATCGCTAAAGAAGAAATGCTGGCAGATAATTTAATCACAATATAGTAATGGGCATAGTTTCCGCAGAGGCTGACGGGCTTCTGCGGATGGTTTAAGGCACAGTCGTAACAAAAAGGCACTATGAAATTGGAGAGATATAATGAACATAATTTTAACAGAAAAACAGAAAGAGCAATTAAATTTACTTAATGATCCGACTTACCGATATATTTTATCGGTTGGCGGAGTTCGAGGCGGAAAAACTTGGGGCTACTGCAATTTTATAATTGGGTCTTGTCTACAATATATGACACGAAAAAACACTGGAATATCCGTTGGTATTGTTAGAGATACTTTACAATCAGTTAAAAAGTCTATTTTACATGGGACGCTTCAGGACGTTTTAAAAATGTTGGGCTTCCGCCAAGTCCATAACGCATTGAAGGGCAAATATAAAGGCTGGCATCATAAAGTATATTCCGTTACGGATAATGATACTAAAGCTATTGTTACTTTTCCAAATGGAGCTACTATAAACTTTTTTGGTTTAGAAGATAATAAATTGGATCGGTTGCTCGGTACTGAACATAGCATCCTTTATTTTAATGAAATTAGTACAATAAAGTACAATGCTTATTCGCTAGTTCAATCAAGAGCAACACAATATGCAGAACATGTTAAGTTATGTTATCATGGTACAAATAAGAAGATATTGTTTCGTCCTAAAATCCTTTGTGATTTAAATCCGTCGTCAATTTCGCACTGGTCTTATAAAATTTTTTTTGAAGGAAAGAATCCAGTAACAGAGCTACCTATTGAAAACTTCAGTAGAGATTATGCATACCTATACATGAATCCGGCAGACAATTATCAGAATATTTCATCGGATTTCAAAGCTATCCTTGAAGCCTTGCCGCCGCGAGAAAAAGAACGATTCCTTTATGGTAAATTTCAAAGTGAGCAAGAGTATGCTTTATGGCAACAAGATGAAATTGGTACTCCATGTTTTGATTTATGTACTTAAATTTATCTTTTGAGTAAGGCACGGATTCCACAGAGGCTAACGGGCTTCTGTGGAATGGTTTGAGGCACAGTCGTAACAAAAAGGCACTTTTGTATGACAAAAAAATGTAGAGAACATGCTCTCGGTAAGTTTGTAGAAACTCCACTTTTTGATGATATTTTAGACGAGGTTAAAGAGCAAGAGGAACGGAACTGGTTAGTTTACTTGCTCTTGTTCAAGAATGGCAAGAAGTATTACGGAATTACTAGCCAAAAATTAAATCGTCGATGGCGAAATGGTAATGGTTACAAAAAGAAATATATTATTACTTATGCTATTGAAAAATATGGTTGGGACAATATAGAAAAGAAAGTTTTATTCACAGGTTTAACACAAGAAGAAGCATCTAAAATAGAAATAGAATTAATAACTAAAGACAAAACTACAGATCGGAAATATGGGTATAATTTAGCTCCTGGTG